ATTTTCCTATTACGAATTTAGTTTGACCGTTGCTTCAATTATACCTTCTCCGGGAGTAGATTTGCTAGTCAATGCTCGTCCAATTACATTCCAAGGTGATATTTCAGTTCTATGACCTGCTCGGGCTAGTCCATTTCCGGCACTTACCAAGCGATCTCCTTTTCGAATTTGTCCAATTACACGAACAGGAACACGCCCACTTACTGCCACCGGGGGATGTGTTAGATCCGATCCTGCACCAGAATTCATTAAATAGGCCGCCTTAGTACTTATGACTCCAAGAATGTTTTCGCTTAATTCTTCTGCCACAGCGGTAATTTCTTTGGATCCACCCAATTCAACAACTGTTCCGGGTTGGATGTAAACATCAGATTCAAAGCGTTCAGCAACGTCGGCGTATTGTGCGTGGATAGATGTACCATAAATGTTATTCCACCAGCTGGTTGTGCTACCTAAATTGTATGTTAAGTTAGCTGTTGGCACTAAGTTTGCCCCGAACGTTGTATTACCACCCGACCCACCTAGTCCTAAGTTAACAATAGCATCATCAACATAACGTTTGTTAACTACGTTATTGTCGCTGGGGTTAGGGAATACATACGATGTTCCTGTTGCTGTATTGGCAAAAACACGAACGTTTCCATCGCCAGCAACTGTAAAAAGTTTAGTTAACGTGCCGCTAACACGACTGTACAAGCTCAAGTCTTGACCAGACACGTTACTAGAAATTCTAGCAACACCAGTTACTTTATCTAATACTAAATCACCAGATGCTCCAATGGTTAAACCATTGTTGGTGCTAATTGTTTGCGCTACAGTAAACGGTGTGGTACTGGTGTACTTAGCAAAGGATGCAGATGACACACCACCTAAGTTGTCGGCATTGTGAGCATTACCCCAGAATCGTAATCCAACTAAGGTACCACCGATGTTTTCATCTGGTAAATTCATACCAGGATTAATTGTACTGAAACCACTGGTAGTTAACGCAGGAACTGGTGTAAAGGCTGTGTCTTTACTAAGGATGGCCGCAAGTTTGTTGTCAATTAAGAATTTAACAATAACGTGAGTAGTTGTACCATCTGATAATGTATCAGCGATTGCACCTGACTGGCCTGTTGACGCTGTAAACGCAGGGCCAATAACAGTCCATGTTGTTCCATTGTAAACATTTAACTGTGCATTAGAACTGTCCCACCATAGGTCACCTACTGCTGAGTATGAAGTGGAAGGAGAAGTTGAACTACTGGTGGCACCACTAATGCGCTTCCAGGTAGAAGAACCCATGTATACTTTAAGAATTTTGTTAGATGAACTAGATTTGTCCCACCAAAGTTGTCCTTCTTGTGGATGTGCTGGTGCTGAACTGCTGGCAAAATTTTCCAACAACTGTACAAAGTTTTCGTTTAAAAACTGACCATAACCTGGGAAATTTTTACCAACTAATGTCAAACTAGTGGTCGTAGAGTCAGACGTACCCGGTTGCAACGATACTAGGGTTGTTCCATCTGAATTTGTTATTGTATATGCCATCTAACTGTGCTCCGATTATGTTTATTTACCTGATTTTATGCTTCATATTGGAACCAAAAATCTCCGTCAACTCCAGTTCCGCTGTTTGGGGTGCTGGTGCTAATGTATCTGTGGCTACCTTCCCATAATGCCCCGGTAGCAATTTCTCCCTGTACAAATGCTGTAGTTGCAATTTTAGTACTATTGTCGCCGCTGGTTGCTGTAACTGCACGAGCCGCACCAGTAAATGTCGGTGCATCAATTGGCGCTTTATAAGACAAGCTATTGTTAACAGCCGTATTCAGCGTAGAAATATTAGCAAGAATATTAGTGTCTATGTAAACTCTGCGTGTAGCATCTTGTGTCATCACATAAGATGTTGTAGCAATTTGCGTATTTGCTGTTCCAGCAGGGGCTGTTGGGGCGGCAGGAACTCCGGTAAACGTAGGACTAGCAATGTTTGCTCTTAGATTTAACTGAGTGTTGGTGTAACTGGTTAATGCGGCAATATTGGCCAACAAGTTTGTATCTACATAAGTTCTGCGTGTGTCATCTTGTGTCATCACGTATGCAGTAGTAGCGATTGTTGTAGAATTATCGCCTGCACTGGCTGTAACTGAGCGTGGGTTGCCAGTTAGTGTTGGGCTATTAATAGTTGCTCTTAATGCAATAGCATCAGACTGAGCACCAGCATTGGCAGTTAAAGAAGTAATGCTGTCTGCTTGTGAACCAGCATTGGCCCATAAGTTTGTGATGTTGGTTGCTTGGCTGGCCGCATTGCTCCACAAGTTTGTGATTTGTGTGTCTTGACTGGCCGCATTAGAGTTTAATGCAGATACGTTAGCAAGGATAGCGGTATTAATTACATCTACGTTAGCACGTATTCGACTGTCAACTGCGGATACGTTTGCGGCCAACTGTGCTGTAGTTGCAATTCCGTTATAAGTTGAGCCATCATAAACATTCAACAATCCTGTTGAGCTGTTGTACCAAATCTGTCCAGCAATAGAGCCAACTGGGGTTGTTGTTCCTGCAAAGTTTTCCAATAAGAAAACTTGATTTTCGTTTAAGTACTCGCCGTAACCAGCATAATTTCTACCGGCCAAGCTCAATGAAGTAGATGTATCCAGCGTTCCATCTGCTATGTTAGCTACGATAGTTCCGTTATAATGGTTAATTGTATATGACATATGGCATTCTTTTATTCTATAATGTACTTATCAAAAATCACTGTTGACTGTCTCTCCAGGCTTTATATGCTGTTATAATAGGGCCGTGGAAGTTCTCAGGGACAGCATCAGTTCCGTTTAAGATATACTGTATCAACGGAAGGTTGGGCATTATTAAATTGTACATAGGTGCATTTTTTGTCAGTTCTTCAAAAAGTTGATTACGCTGTCCTGCATCTAAGTTTTGAAACTTGTTTGTTAAATCGTCGAGAGTATACATTCCTGTTCTTCCTTTGTTATTTCTCTAGCAACTGGGCATTCTTTTAGTTTGCGATACAAGTCCGATGGCTTTACTTTTTTAAAGTCATCATCGAACAATTTAATTCCAATTAAGTCTAATCCCATTGCACAGAATTCACTGCACATCCATTGCTTGTGATCTTTCCAGTGCTTCTTGGTTCGCGGAATGAGAACGTTCAATGGCGCAAGAGCAGTATAATCGTAGGGTTTACCTAGTTCTCCTTCGCACCACTCGCGCAGGATTTGTTCTTGCTCGGCGGTTATGTCTAGTTCATAGTTGTATTCCCAACGATACTTTCTATTACGAGTAGCAATAATTCTACCTGCTTCCATGGCCGCAACAATCTGTATGCCGTCGCTGAATTCAAACTCGCAATGGCTTACACGACTCCAAGTCCATAGTCTTATCAACGGACTTAGTGGCAAAAGGCTTGCAGTAAACCTAATCTTCATATGTTTTTCCCAAAAATTAATTTTCGTAGTCGAGACTTAAACCAACGATCCATATATGGTTTAAGTGTTTCACGGTTTGTGATGGCCCACGCAAGAGCTCGTCCCACACAACGACCTTTAATATTGTCATTGTGTAATACGTAGTTCGTTATTGTATAAACAAGTTCAAAATATCTAGCTTGTTGCTCAGCACTTACTGTTTGGTTCTCAGCATTGTATACATAATTTTCGTATGCTTCAGCAGACATAAGACCGCGGTATAACAATACATAAGCGGTGCCAGTCTTAACAATGTTATTAACTTTTACGCCATTGGCATAATGGCTTTCGCCTGTTTCTAACATTAAGTTATAAACGGTAACTGCTTCTTTAATTTTCTTCTTGTTTGGAACATCAACAATTTTAATAGGACCTAACCAAGGTGCCAGTGTAGTTGCCAGTTCACTAATAGCACACAGCTCATTATTGTCATTGTAGAATGGATGTTCTTCTGTGATGTAAGGTTTAACTTTCTTGTCTAACGAGAATACCCATTTGCTGACATCATGTGCGCGAGTCTTAACGCCAATTACTTTTGTGGGAGTGTTAGTTAATGCTTCTAATATTACATCACCTATTTGTATGGTGTCAATTGGTTTGGTGGTTCCGTCAGCCATGGTAATTAATGTGCCAGCCAAGAAGCAACCGCCACCACCACCGCCGCCGCTGTCGCCGGTCTGGCCGCCACCATCACCGCCACCGCCTTGACCACCCGAGTCCGGAGGAGAAGATACACTTGTAGCAGGAACCACAGCAGGATATGCACCACCAAAATAAGTTGATTCAAATGCTGGGGTAATAGTTGGTGCGCCAAATCCTTTGAGTAAGCGCCATTCGCCGTTTACCTTAGTCCAACCTGCTTGCAGTCGCTTCCATGCGCCGCCTACTTTAACATAAGTACTGTCTAAGCCTTTCCAGGTACCGCTTACTTTGACTCCGCCAAACGAACTGGCTGTTAATACCAATACAATTCTACCACCGTTGCCATCACCATATGTACCAAGACCAACAGGACTTGCATAATAGGAACTAGTTGCTCCAGCGGGTGTATTGCCTGGTGGTTGTTGTCCTCCACTGCTAGACGTGCCGGTGTACCCTCCGCTACCACCTGAGCTGTTGTCAAATCCTTGGTCGCCACCGGCTCCGCCAGTTAAGCCACCGCCACCTCCGCCACCTCCGGCGCCGTCACCTACACAACTGACACCGTTTGTGCCTTGTGTCAAATATGGCAACGCATTGGTTGCAAATATTATGCCCATTGGGCCTTGTACAGTAAGTCCTATGCTACCTGGGCCGCCACTGTTGCTTCCGTAAATGCGTACAGTATGTACTCCGGCCGCAACTGTTGCAGAATACGTGTATGTGGCACCATAACCCGGTACAGACAAGATTGAACTGCCGTCTAAGTAAATTGTTCCTGAGTTATCGCAACTGCTAACAAATGTGTATGTACCAGTTACCGGGCAATTGATTGTAAAAGTTTGGTCAAATGTTGCAGAATAAATGTCGGCGTTCCATATGCCGTAAGTGTTTAACCAAGCTACATACGCACCGTTTGTAGATGTTGCAAAGTTAGAATACGCAGATGGGCTATTGTAATTGACTGCATTTGCACCTGCACGATTCCAAGAGCCACCACCGCCACCACCGCCTCCGGCCGCAACATAGTGAGTTGAGTTGTTGATGATTAATACAGAGGCGCCACCTCCACCTCCGCCACCACCAGACCAGCCGCTTGGGCCAGCATTTCCGCCGGATCCGCCAGCAAAGCTACGTCCTGCTCCGTATCCGGCATAGCCAGAAGGAACAAATGAATGTCGTCCATACCCGCCGCGGCCACTGCCAGAGCTAGTACCACTGCCGCCCTGTATTCCGCCGCCGCCTACACAAACATCAACAGTATCGCCGGCCGCTAAAGTAATGGTATTTGTGTAGTACCAGCCACCACCGCCTTGTCCCCCAGGACCATTTCCATCACTGCCACCACCACCGCCTCCGGCGCCCCACATGTGAACTTCCACTTCGGGGTGGTAGCCCACAGGCATTGTAAAGGTTTGTCGACCTCCGGTATAATCAAATGTTTTAACTACTATGTTTGACATAATTTATTATTGGTATTGAAACCAGAAGTCTCCGTCTGAGCCGTCGCCTGAAGTTGGTGCACTGGTAGAAACATATTTTCTACTGCCATCCCAATACTGAGTGGCATTGCGAACCCACGCTGTTGTTGCTATTTTTGTGCTGTTGTCCAAAAATGATTGTGTTGGTGCTGTTGGATAGTTAGTAAATGCAGGACTATCAAACATGGTTGCCTTGCTTTCATTGGTTACATTACCTAGTCCCACCATGGATTGTGTAATTCCGTTTACTGTCCCTGTAAATGTAGGACTAGTAAACATTGTTGCTTTACTTTCGTTGGTAACATCACTTAATCCTACCATGGCTTTTGTTATACCACTGACTGTTCCAGTGAATGTAGGATTGTTCAATGGTGCGTAGGCCGACAACGGGGTTGACGTGATATAACCAGCAGACTGTATTGCTGAAATAGCCGCGGCTTGAGTGGCCGCATTAGCAAATAATGTAACCACATTTCCTTGTAAAACAGCAACATTGCTGACTATGGCTGAAACATTACTGTTGGTTGAGTCTGTTTTGGTTGTCAGTGTTGTGGCTGTTGTTTGTAGAGAACTGATATTGACATTGGCGGCCGACACATTGGCATTGATAACATCTATAGCATCACTTTGTACTCCGGCATTGGCCCACAAACTGGTAATTGCGTCTGCTTGCACCCCGGCGTTAGCTGTTTGTATATTAGCATTGGCTTTGATTGCTGTTTGCAGTATAGCTACGTTGGCAATTAGAGCCGCATTTAATGTGCTTATGCCACCGCCCAATTGATCTACATTGGCTAGTGCATTAAATGTAACACCATCAAAGAAACTAATGGTATTAGATGATGTATTGTACCACAGTTGTCCAGTTAATGGATACGTTGGTGCCGTATCGTTAGCAAAGTTTTCTTGTAAGTATACAAAGTTTTCGTTTTGCGCTGTACCATAGTTAATATAGTTTTTGCCAACCAGCTTAATACCGTACTTGTCGTTTAGTGTACCGTCAAGTAAAGTTAGTAGTTGAAGTCCATTTGTTTTGTATATGGTATAGCTCATCGTTTATTATCCTAGTGAACTCAAGTTAGTTAGTGTTTGAATTCGCACAGTATAATCGATTTGAATAAGTCTGTTCAATGACTTTTGCACAGGATGGAACACCACATGTGTTAATAGTAATCCTGTTGTTGTTAATCCTTCACTATCATCCAAACTACGTGCTTTTAATCCTAGTTCATCAAATACGTAGTCGGCATTCAAACTTTGACTGTTATCAAATGCGGCTTGGTCTGCAGGCTCGCCGTAGTCAAGTAGACAGGTAACTAAAATGTCTGTATAAATGTTGCCAGGTGTGTGTAATACTGTGATTTTATTGCGAGCAGGGTCTGTGTTTTTAATACTTGTGTCGTCAACAATTTTAAAATATGTAGGATTGTACAAATTACTGTTTTGTGTGTTTGTATTGGCTGGCAGATAGCTAATAACACCAGTTGGGTCAACAGCAGTACCACCATTACCAAAGTGCATTTCGTAGATAAAGCTCTGTGCTTTGTTGCTCAAGTTCTGAGCTAACGCTACGGAAATGTTTTCGTAGTGAATAGCGTTACGTTTGTTGATGAAAACTTCACCGGACTCGGGGTCAAATATCTTAATATGACCTTGTACATGAATACCACCGGTTTCATCTGGTTTGCGTTCTGGCTGTTGAGTTTCCATTTTTTCTTTATCCTGCTCTTTATCTTGTTCCATATTTGTTATTTATCGCTAAAAATATGGTTATAGTACCAAGGCTTCAACTAATTTGATGCCAGGGTCTTCGTTTGTTTCTAATGCTACTGCAAAAGGTATACCTCCTACATAGTCTGAGTTCATAACAGCACACCCGCAAGTATCTGCTACTAGATCTCTACCTTTAACTACCGGGCCTGTAACAAATACAGGAACTCGTCCTTTAAGTGCTACAAACACACCACCTTCTAATCCCGAGTTCATTTCGTATGCGGGGTTTGCCGATATTACCCCAATGGCTCTGCGTCCGGGTTGGCAAGCAGTAATTTCGGCGTCACCGCCGATCATTACCACAGTACCTGTTGGGTATTCTGTGTCCGGCAAGTACTTTTCTGCCAAGTCAGCGTATTGTGCTGAAGTAGCACGGGCAAAGATTGTATTATACTGATAGCTTGAGCTACCGATATTGCTGACGTTATTGGCACTAGGTGCAATATTACCTGTTGTTAATGTTGCTACAGTGGTAGTACCAGTGAAAGTTGGGCCCGAAGTTGATGCTTTATTATTAAATGTGCTCCAGTCAGTGCTACTTAGATATCCGTTGGCACTAGATGTTGCAACCGGCATACTAATGTTTGGATACGTGGCATTGCCAGATTTAACAATTGGGCTGGTTACCAGTACTGAGTTAACAACACCTGCTAAAACCGCAGACTGTACCGCACTAATTTGTGCGTCTTGTGTAGCGGCATTACTTTGTAAACTGGTGATCTGTCCTTGAATAGTGCTGATTGTTGAACTTTGGCTGGCTTGACCTGATGTTAATGTATTAATGGTTGTTTGCTGTGCGGCCGCATTGCTGGTTAATCCACCTAAGTTGGCTGTAATCGGTATTAAGCTGGTGTCAACAATAGTGCCAACAAAGGTGCTCATTGTTGCACCCGAAATTACAGACAGCAAATTTGACGAAGTTCCTACCGATACTACTGGAAACAAGTAGTAGGGCTTATTCGCATCTGTACTGGCATTCGAATTGAATGACGTTGTTCTTGGTAATTCGCTAAATTTTATAGCCATTTTGTTATTCCTGTGTTAATATCTGTGAATTCTCAGTGATCATTATTGTATTTACTGACGGAGGATCATCTTCAGTACAATAGTATGATGTAATATCTGTCACCAATGCTGTAGCTCCTAATCCCAGGAATACCGCGGCGTTTGTAGAAGAATTTTGCAATCCTGTTGTTCCTGGAACGCCCAGCAATAATGCCGCGTAATCGTACCAGGCTGTAGTATCTTGGTAAATTTCCACGTTTGTTGTAATTCCGTTAATAGACGGAGCAGTAATTGTTACATTACCTTGAGCATTTACAGAGCCCAATATGGATATTGCGTTAGGTGCAACTGCACTAGATACACCATTAACATACAAAATACAGTTAGCATTGGCTGTTGTGACGTTGCCAGTTATAAATGTTACCGCAACTGATTTAGCAGAAGTAACATTGCCGCGCACAACAGCATTTGCACCGCTGTAAAGCTGTGTAATGTAGTCACCGCAGTTGGCTGTAATATTGCCTGTTAGTGTTAGCTTGTAAGTTACATTATCAACTGTTGTAAATGTTGACGACGAACTATTAGATCTCCAGTAGTTAATCGTTGAGTTACTGCTAAACGAACTGTTTGACGAGATCAACGCTGTACGAGCATTCAGGTCTGGTATTCTTTGTAGTGCGCTGGCGTCATACACAACAGACCCAGACTCATGGAATTGGTTAGCTGTACCTGCAACCCCACGTCTGATATTGGTTAGCGTGTTTGTTGCAGTATCGTTGTTCCAGTATGTGATTTTTTCACCACCGATAAACAATTCGCCGGGAATTGCACGAACCAAATCAGGAACTGGCAATAGTGTCGAATCATTAACTGTGATGCTAGTGGCAGTTATGGATAAGTCGCCTACTAAATAGGCTGTAGCTAATCCACTGATACGCAAATAATCATGTCCGCCACCAATATCTAAAAATTCTCTATAAGCGGTAATAGCACCATCGGGGTTTACTACCAAGTTGCCATAGACTTCTTTAGTAAAGACTGAAATATCTACACTTTCGTGTACTACACCCGGCAATAGCTCTTCTGGGGCGTGACTTGAATAGTAGTCAATGTAAGCACCACCGTCGATATTAATATCTTCGGGTCTGGTTCCAAGTCCTGTGTCAATGTAACGACTCTGAATTACAGTATCCAATAGTTCTTGGTCTGCTACGTTAGCGTCAAACTTTAAACCTTGAACTGTCACACCGGGATATTCAATGCCGTTAATATATTGTGTTAGGTAGAATTTATTAGTTCTAGTTGCCGATACTTCACGACCTAAAGCAGTATCTAAGTCTAGATTCATTTCTTTACGACTTGCTAGATAAGCAATAATACGATCGTTGGCATTGCCTGCTTGTTCACCAGTTAACAACTCAAATGTGTCAAAGTTAAAGTTAGGCGATGGACCTATGTTAGCAGATGGGCTGTATGCTTGACCGTTATAGGCAACAATACTACCAGCAACATAACTGTTGGCACTACTCCATATCTGTACATTGGAATCATAAGCGATACGATCAAACTTCAGCTTGCTATCAACTTGACGTACAGTTTTGTTTACCAAACGTGCGGCCGCCAATCCGTTGATTCCGGTGCCATTGATAGTAACAGTTGGTGCAGAGGTGTAGCCAGATCCAGGATTTGTTACGGTCACAGATCTAATTGTTCCGTTGCCTAACCAAACTGTGGCATTGGCTGTTGCACCAGTACCGCCGCCGCCGGTAATCGTTACAGCAATATTTGATCCAGCCAAGTATCCGGTACCGGCATTGCTGATTTCAATCGATCCCACTTCAAAGCTATGATACTTGTTCCAGTATTGATACTCTGGTGTAACATTCAACAATGTTGAATCTATGGTTCTTTCACCGCTTGGAGTACGATATGCCGCCAGCGTCTTGCTGTACAAACTTGGTAAATCAAAGTCTGTTACGTTGCTACCAACTGTGTCAGAGCCAGTGTAGTCAACAATGTACTCGCGAACAATAGTTCTGTAAGGCTTAACTTCTTCAATATACTGCTGATAGTACTCTTGGTTGTCAAGAACAAAGCTAGGTGGCTGACTTAGCTCACGCAGTTTATGGAACACATTGATAAAGCTGGTTTTAAATATCCAATCAACATTAACTTGTTCTGTTAAAATATAGTTAACCAATACAAAGAACAATTTGTTAAACTCGTCGCCTAGCTCGTTGATAAAGATATCGTCTCTAAGAGCTATCAATATGTTACGAATTTCAATACTTGGTGTTTGATCAAAACGCACAGTATCAAAACGATCTTCGTCGTAGCCCATTTGTCCTGCCGCTAAATCATACAGGGTAGATTTAAGTTGGATTGTTCCGTTTTCGATTCCAACTCGTTCTACTGTTAAGTCATCTTTAACGCGATAGATACCAAATTGGCCGCCATCGTCATAGTTAACACGAATTATTTCTCCAGCTTTTAATGTCAAGGCCGCAATGTCCTTGTATGCTGTTACGGTGTAATTTAGTCTACCAGTTGGATCATAGTCGCTGGCATACCAATCAACTTTATCCCAGTACAATCCTGTATTAAAATATTGTATACGATATGTTTGGAATTCTTTGTTGCTGTCTAAGCGATAAATGGTCCATAATCCACTGTTGGTACTGTCGCTGGTTACTAGTACTCGGTAACCTTCATCAATTTCTGTAGTATCAATGTATCCAACTTCTTCCACCGCCGGAACAACTTTATCATATTCAGTACTTGGAGGAATAGGATCTACGTTTGCTAATCCCAACAAACTGTATTGATAAACAATAGGATACTTAATTAGCACACCGTTGACATACTTGACAAAGTTTTCAACTGCTTTGGCGCGATTGACTACCATTGTTTGTCTTGGTCTAATGTCGATACCAATTTGATTAACGGCTGTTAGTGTTGGGTCTGGAACAACTTGTCCCATCATGTCAATGCCCGACAAACTGTCAATTAGTTTATCGATGATACGTGCTGGGATTGTACTCTCTGGGTCGTTCTCATTGATTAGTTCATACTCGGCGTGTACACTATTTTCGTTACGTAATTTTTGGTAGTCAACGTGCAATACTGTGTCCGACGCACTTAGATATTGTTCAATGTTTACCAATGCCAAGGCATTTTGTTTCATTACATAGGCATAAGGAATACCTTGTAGCTGTGGGTTTTCTATTATATCTTCTAAAACACTTACACTGAAACGCTTGCCTGGTGCCGCATTTTGTTTCTTAATGACCCAATAGTAATATTTAGAAACAATGTTTCCGCTGACTACAGTGGATACTGTAACATAGGTATCGTAAAACAGAGGTCTTCCGTCACCGCCATTGTTGATGTACTGAACTGGTGGGTAATCACTTTCCGTCCACTCACAGACAACAATTCGACTACCGGGGAATAACTTACCCCAGTTGTTAGCACGGTAAACTAAATCGTCTTGTTCATAATCAATATATCTTAGTGTAGATAAATTCCACCAAATCTTACCAACCTGACGTTCATTCCAGTGGTAGCTTTGATTTACTACTCGAGAAACACCAGCACCAGAGTTGTATGTCGCTGATCCAGTGTTGTAGACCGCAGGATCTAATGCTGTTTTGTAGTCAATATCTTGTTCAGCAATACCAAGAATCTTGCCTTTGGCAGGATCAATATAATCTAAACTGGCCAAGATAAGCTGAGTAGTTTTATCGTAAACAAACATCTTATTGACATTGTTCAAATCTACTTTGTCAGTTTGTGTTCGTGTTACATTCCAGCTTGATACATAATCTAAGTTTGTGTAAGCATACACGCCACCGGCGTTAGTGGCTATGCTGTCATCGCCCGGAGCACCAATTAGTATCAAGTCCTTGTTAATGTCAATGCTAGTTCCAAATTGGTCCCCAGACTTTAACGCTGTGGATTTAATATGCTGTACATAGCTCATTGTTCCGGTATTTGTAGTACCAGTATTGGGATCCGTTAGCTTTTCATAAACATAGACCGATCCACTAGATCTTATGGTGTCTATAATTCTAGTAGATGATTGATCAAATGTTGTTGTTCCTGTGTCAAGTTCAGACAAGTAATAAACATCGTCGCCTATGCTACTGATTAACAATGTTTCTGTTTCAGGATTATATTTTACGCTACTAGCAAACCCTCGACCAATCGAGCCTGCGGGATGTACGATTTGTTGATCTAGTTCATAAACAGAAATACCTGCCAGTGACAGGAAGTTAGACCCATTGGATCTAATAGACAATTTACTATTCTCTGTTAGCTTAGAACTGTTTATGGTTATAAATCCGTTAGATGCAACTGCGGCTGTGACCATTGGGATTTGTGCCGCGTTAATTAAACTTGCACACACATCAGGTTTTGCATATCCTGCTGGTGTTTCGACCCTATCCCACCCAGTTGTTCCTGCGGGTACAGAAGCATATTCTACGTTAGCTGATACCAGTGCATCAGCTAAATCTACATAATAGCTATCAATATAAATGCCGATATTACTGTTAAATGTAAGTCCATTATTTTTAATTGATGCTATAGTATAGTCGGGGTCGCTGGTTGCTATAACACTACCTAATACTTTTCCTGTTTCTGAGTAGCGATATACTGCACCAACTTGTCCGTTGGACAGTATAGTACCAGGTGCAGAAATATAAACAGTAGATGAATTAATATGATCTATTGCAATTTGGCTACCAAATAAGTTTCCACTTGCTTGGTTTGGCTCAGTAATTTTTTGCACTAATTCAAATTGATCACTTACAATCTTAACTACTTGACCCAATGTCAACGGCGTGTTAAAGCGCAGTATGGCGCCGGCGGTGTTGTAAGCCGACGATGATTGTAGTGCTCCGTCAACATATACTTTGGCCAATGGGCCAATGGTTTGTGCAAATGTATAACTGTTTTCAAGTACTGACTTGAATGATTGTTCAAACAGTCGATACACATATACTGCACCGGCATTACTGTTTTGTCCCGGAGCACCAACAAATAACTCTTGTCCGTAGTCAGATGTCTGAATAACTTCGCCAAATCTGTCACCAGAAGAAACATCCGCAGGTATAATAATTTTGCCTGTATTTTTATAGAATGGACGCTGTACTATAGATACCTTGGTGTAAGGATCATCGGGCGGTCTTATGAAAGTTACCACGTTACCGCTAACAGAAAAGTCTATGTCGAGCACATAGTTTCGGTATGTATCGCTAATTTCAATAGCCACATTACCATACGGTGTATAGTTTAATGTATATGTATTAGATACTGTGTCAGTTACATAAGTTATAGTGTTAGACTTAGATGTAACGTTACTTTCATAGTGATATACATAAGCTGAATTTTTACCAGGTACGCCAACATACAACCAATCGTTGTCACCACTGATTGCTACGGCGTTACCAAAGTAATCGCCGCTGGTAGGCGACACGTTGGATCTAATAATCTGTACAGTTGATGTTGTTAAATCGTAAACATACACATAACCTTGATTGCTGTTACTTGTGGGTGCTCCAACAGCCACAGTATAGTCCGAAGCCGACATAGAAGCGCCATACGAACCTACTGTATTGGCACGTGGATCAAATCTGCTGGTCTGTGTTACATTATTACCGGATCTAGAGAATGTTCTAACAGTTCCTGTTGATCCATCGCTGTTGCTGTAAGCGGGCATACCAACAAAGAAGTTGTTGGCTAATTTGTTAGAAGTAATAGTAGTACCAAATCGAGCATTTGACAATGCAGATTCATCGGTGACTAATTTGGCTTTATTCCATGCTGTAGTTTTTTCGTATACTGCCCATTTACTGTCTGCTGTTGCAGAATCAACCCATAGTTTGTCGCCATCTTCCCATCCATTCAATGGGATAATTCCATTAGCTTCTATCAGATCTGTTAACCTAGCGGGTTGTAATTTATAAAATACCCCGTAACCATCAATGGTTTTTAAACCTTTTATTAAAGGCTCAGATGGTTCGCCGGCTAGTAAGTCAGTAGTTCTTGATATAACTTGTACGCTTCGGTCGCCGTTAACTATGTAAACTTGATAGAACCCGTTGAATCTTTCGTCGAATGCTTTGATAGCAAAAACATCCCCCGCAGACATATTGTGATAGTCTGAGAAATTTACGGTCATCAAATTATCGATATCATAGGTTAAGTTTGTTACATTTGTTTGTGTTTCAGTAATTCTGTATACAGACCATTCATTTATATAATTCTTTGCTACCCAAATGTAATAGCCTGGGCCAACTTTAGGCAACACAGAATCTAAGTCAGCAAATGTGTCAAAGCTGTATAGTGTTACGTCAACGTCTGTTAGATTAACATAGCCTGCTGTTTCAACATCATTTATATTTGTTGTTGTGCTGTCTTGGTTAAAGAATAAGTTTTTGCTAACGCCCGGCGGCGCTTTATACAAATCAACCGGGTGGTATCCAAGTACACCGACTTGGCTATCGGGGTCGCCGTCGTCTAAGAATTCAACTATAGCAGGATTTGTAGTTACCACAACTTCGTTAAGTTCTAATTCTACAATTTGATCGCTGACTGTTGCTCCGTATTCGCCAACACGCAATGCCCACTCTTCATAAATGTCAATTTCACTGGTCAGATCGTTAGCACGGGCGTTAGTTAATCCAGTAATTGCGTTCAGGGTGCCTTTTTCTTTAATAAACCCTTGATAGAATTTAACCTGGCTGGTTTCATCAAGACCAAATTCGCTTAGGTAAGGACGCTTACGGAATCCAATTAAGCTGGTACCGTAACCCTCAAAAGTTGAATCTGCTGGCAAATTATCAACATCATATATTTGTTGTAGTCTTGTTGCATTGTAAGCAAAGTTGGGCAACAATCCAGTTTTGATGTCTGTTGTACTAATTAATCGCCATTGTCCATCTTGGCTAAAGGTTGACGATGCTGATATATTGGTTAGTGCTGTATAGTAACGTGTTTTATACTGAACAATACTGCCCATTAAATAATCAACACCAGGTTGCCATTCATCAACTTGATCGTTGTTGTAAACAAATCCCGGTGGATTAAATGCGCCGGTCCAAGATCCAGTCTTGCTACCTATTAGTTTTAGTCGGAACTGTCTGTTACCTAGCTCAGGTACATATAAAATGTCATTGAAAACTGTAACGTTGTCGAACAATATAGCATGTTCATACTGCACAACAGTTAAATCAGCTAGACAAATTGTTTGCCCACCTATCGTTTTAAGTGTAAATTTGTTATCAGTTCGTATTTCTGTAAATTGTGTATTCTTAACAAAATTACTATTTTGATCAAGAATCTTTGTGCCGCCGGGGCTGTTTTCAATGTAAGAAATTACACCATCGGGTTGTACGTTTGTAATTTCATCAAATACCGGGCTCAGTACAATAATGCTACCTGGATTCCACCCTTGTTGACTCCAAGTTAAAAATTCCTTTGCACTTAATACCCAGTTACGAGTCTCGCCGAGATTGTCATCTTGTTTATCAAACTTAAATCCCTGTGCTACAAGATAGCGGCCATACCCTGTTAAGAAATCAACAACTTCTTGCGTAGTGCTAAATTCATAGCCGTACGGAACGGTTAACTTAACAGGCTGGTAATCTTTATAAATTATACCACGAGATTTTAACGCCTGGACAATATAATAATTGTTATTGGCTAAACTGGGTATAACGGTAAAGTAAGGACTGTTTTGGTTGTAGCCATTTACAGTATAACCATTTTCTGTCTTTTCGACTACTACAGCACTATACACAGCCTTACGAATTGGTGTGCTTTCATTCAGTCTGACGTTATAGTTTTCTGTTGGAATAATAATACTATTATTAGTATTGGTTGGACTGCCCTGCTCTGCCAGTACTTCAATAAACTTTGTGTCAGTGAAACCACCAACTTTATAACCAAGCTGGATATCTACGGTGTCTAAATATGTACGAATAGTTGTATTAGGATCTATGCCCAAGTTTAGCACATAATCTCTAACCCAATTTAAGTAGCCTGCAGATCTGACAGCAGAGCCATTGGTGGTATCACCATTGATAACCACAGTAGTAGGTGTAATGCGTTGACGAGTTTCGCTGTTAACTAATTGGTCGATTGTTGTATTTCTGTAGTATCTATCAATATTAATCAAGCTACCGAAGTAGTACCCAGGTTTGCTTAACGCCAATGCAAATTGTAGTGCGTATGGGAAAAAGCTACTAGTGCGCCAGGCAAACTCAGCGGGGCCTTGGTCACCAACGCTATAACTGGCGTTGGCTTTTAGACTGCTAAATGTTGCGGTAGCCCATTTTTCAGGACTTAATAAATCACCGTAGTCGTCAACTGGAATAATATTTGATAGTCCCGGACGAGCAAAACGCAAGTCGTTGCCAGCACGAGTGCCAGCATGAATATAGCCAGCCTCTAAATCTTCCCACAATAATGTATTACTACCAGTATAAGGAGCCGCGCCATATCGGTCTTCCCACCAAGTTGGCTTTTGCCCAAAACCTAGCATTTCCCACGGGTGTGTATTAGGACGATATGTATCAAAGAAATAATTAAAGATAGCTCGCCATGTACCTGGTAATTGTTCACCATCAACACGATCTTTAAATTTTTTGTAATTCCAAGTCCATGGATTACCAGACTCAAAATAACTGTTGGTGCTATAATCAACTTGATTATCGCCTACCCAACGTAAGAATCTACTGCTTAAAATCTGATTGAATTCTTTCAGTGAATAATCGGTGTCACGGAACTTGCCAGGCAAATGATCATACAAATCAAAGATATGTGTTTCATAATCAATCTTGATATTGTTGTAAATGCGTTTTTCAAGTTCTAACAGCAAGTCATCACGTATATCCCCAAATACTGGGGTAATACTGCCGTCGTGTCCTTGGATAACTTCTACTGGATTAATATAACTGTTATCTGTAAACATCGATGGCATGAACTTTGGATATAGTCCTAGCTTGCTTGGTGTTTCTGGAACAAAACATCCGTCAGTATCATAATATTCATCAATTTGAATTTTATCGCCAGCTGTTAAGGTAATGCTGTCATTGATAACGATGGCACTACGATCTTGAGGGAAAATAAAATCTTCACCTTTAATTAACTGTGTTCCGTTGAGATATACCAATACTGCTCGATTGCTTAGTGCAGTATCGTTAAAAACTTGAGTGATTTCGTATTGCTTAGTAAAAGGATTAATTACAGTATAATTAATCACATTTTTGTTATCACCATAGGGTATCATATCACTATAATACCACGGGAACGTTTTGTTCTTAATACTGTTGATGCTCTTTAAAATAGTATCTACACTACCAGCAATATTCTTAGGATCAATTTCATTTATTTTTGTTGCCAGCTCTAAGAACTTATTTTTAAATCTAGAGTACTCGCGAGCGGCTAAATCTAATCCACGTACAAAATTTAAATTCTTATCTGTTAAGAAAATATTGCTGTACATAGCAGGGGCACTTTGTTGTAAAATGTTGCCGCCATTGCCTTTGTACTCAATGTCTCTAAGACCTTTATAATCTACACTACCAGCGTCTACTGCTAACTTAGTATTTTGTTTGATACTGGTTACGTGATTGCGAATTTGTCCCAGTGTTAAAGATGTAAACTTGGCATTTTTGCTATTAAAATCCAAACTGCTGGGTATTTCATAATAGCCAGTTTTGCTTGGTGTTTTACTGTAAATCAAAATATCAACTTTGTCGCCAGTTGACAATAAAGTATAATCAACTCTAACTGTTTGTCTTGCACCAACCAATTTGTATTCGTAACTGCTAGATTTTAGTAGTTGGTTGTTAACAAATACTTTTGTGTATGGTATTGCACTTTCAGTTTCCGGCAATACATCCACAGGGAAATAGTTAGTAGATCCATTGTAAGCATAGGAAAATATCTGATATTGTTTTGTATGCTCAATATTCTTTTTCCAAATATTTCTATTGTTATAGTTTGTTAGATCTATATTTTGTCTAAAGAAATTATAGTTAATAGGAACTGTAACAGTACTAGGTCCGCTGGCATAGGTAACTGTGTCAGCATCAAAGTTGTTTGTAAACTGAATATCACCGATGCTGTTAAAGTTTCTGTAACTTAATGGAAAACCCAATACCTTGTCGTTGGTACCGCTACCTACAGTATAAGAAAATATTGGAGTTCCTGCAAAACTGCTAACAGGGTAGTAAGCAACATTGCTCAAACTAATGCCGTTGCTGTCAACAACATCAAACATAGGTGTTTGGTTTACTGCTGTTTTAAGTTGTCCTTGGTTCCACGAAGTTCCATCATACCAAAAATTCAAGCCGGCATTGTTACCTTGAGTTACGTTAATACAATGCCCTTCAGCAACTGCATAGTCGTCGGCTAATACTAAGTGCAAAGTTCTATCAGATGTTGTGCCACCTGTTGTGTCAATGACTTGCACCAAATATATAGAGTTTCTAACAGAACTGTCTGTATCATCGGCAAACACCACACGCATACCATCAGTGAATGTAATGCCACTGATAGTTACACTAGTGGCACCTCCGGTATAGGCACCCTCGACGGTGTTCATTGCATCTGTAATGATTCCGTTGTTAACCAACAGATCAACAGGCAATTTGGCCACACGGCCTGCATTGTATAGTTGCAGGTGCCCTTCAAACTCAATAATAGGACGTTGGGCACGTAGTGTTTGATCTGGTAAAGCAACTGTGTTGTTGTAGGCGGCCGTTGCTGAAATAACATCAACGTGGAACCAACGATTGCTACGGCTCCAGCCATTGTGATCAACGCTGTCCCGATTTATAGTAATATAGTCTGGTGTGCCGATTCCATTAACTGCATAAGCTTCTGGTGTAACTAAATCTGCCGCTTTTACAAGACTAATACTTTTACCGACGCCTTCGACGTAGTACTCATTGTTCCAGTACATTTCGTCTGTGGTGGTTTCGTCAAATTGAATTTTTAAGCCATTGGTAAAGATAACACCGTTTGGACTTGTATATGACTTTTGTCCTAGGATGTCTGCGGCTACATCAATTTTATAACCTTCGCTGTCGACAATTTTAATAATGCCCGCAAGTCCTTCTGCAGATCCGTCTTGATAATAAAGTGTATCAAGAGTAGCAGTAACTTGTGGTACTAGTCTGTATAGACCAAGTCTGTCGAAGTAATATTCGTTGGTAGCATACTCAACACCACTCTTAACAAAAATGCGCTCGTTGGCGTTAATTACTTGGTCTGGTACCAGTATCACTAAGAAGTCGTTGTCCTCAATAGGTTGTAGTTCGATGGTCCACAAACTTCTACGATCCTCTGGTAATACAACTTCTCCAGCATCGTAATACTTTTCGTCAAAGCCTTCGAGCGGATGGTCCCAAATACCCGGTGTTTCCCAGAATGTGTCGCCTTGCTCAGGATTAATAAACGCCAATGTTTTTTTGTTTAATTCGGTTGTTACTCCATCAAATACATCCGGATATGTGGCCAACAACACACTAAGCATTTGATTCTGAACTTGATTGTATGTGTAATTGGTTACAAAGTCTACGCTGGCCACTTGTGGCATTTTGCTGTAAACGTCTTGTGCATCTTTCTTTGGTACATTGAATACCACTTGTCCACTGGCAGTTCCGTTATTATCAACTCCAAATATATCTCTAGTAGAAATATTAGATTGTAGTGCCTTTGTGCCACTAACACCAGGTTCGGTTTGAATCCAAAATCCGTTGGTTCCTTGGTCAACATTGAACTGATAACTACCACCACGTGCTAGTGTTATTACTGGATTCGCGCCGGTACCGCTACCACTGAAGTTATAACCATTGGCGGCCAAATTTCTAGTAACTGTGTATGTTTGCTCTTTGTCAACTACTCCGGCATAAACTTGTACGGCATCGGGGCCATCGGGCAACCAGTAATAGTCGTTATAATTTGCAAATTTATCAAAATCAAACAAGCCATCAAATGTGTAGCTTTCGTTGGCAAACAGTCTGCTGTGATCTTTGGTGTTGCCGCCCAACACATCAATTTGCTGAATCAAATCAATGTATGTACTAAACAAACTCACTGTGCCGGCCGCTTTGTCTTGTACCACAACAGTGGGTTCAAGTTGATAATTTTGTCTTGCTGTTGTAGGCTCAGTTACATAATTGTCTGTTGTTTTATATGTAGGCGCAAATTTACGTCCAATATACCCATTGACACGTCGTAGGTCGGCTTCTGCTGTTAACTGATCTAAAGTTGCATTTAAGAACTTTTTGTTAGCATCAGTTTGGAATATTGCTGGTAAAAATTTTAATGTATTAGTTGCGGCCATTTAATTTATATTCCGAGTTGTGCATTAGCTGTTGACGTTTGATTTAAGTGGTTAGCTGTAATTGATGCAATTACCTCAACGTTGTTTACTGTAGCCGCGCTGGTAATAATTTCATTATGATCTGCGTTTACTTGATACATTGCACCAAATTGGATTCTAGGATCCGCTGGAACTATGATGATACTGGCCACCAACGGAGTCAAGGCTTGGTGCAAGTATGCACTAAGCTCGGAGAAATAAAATGTTTCGCCAAAGTCCCAGTTATCGATGTCAAAATAACTGTTAATGGCCGCGACCACCGCGCTCTTGATTTCACTTTCGCTGGTAACCAAGTTAGGGTTAGCCACTACTTTAAATTTAGCTTGTAAACTGGTGTCTGCCTTGTCACCAAACAATGGTTTAAACTTAGCTGGGTTATAGACAATGGTATCACTCAATGCTTTGTAGTTGTTTAGTATACTGTAAGAACTAGACAATTCTTCATTGGTTGGCGCAGTAGGTTCTGCTACTTTACCTGATGTGTCACGTATCCATGCCTGGTATCCAGTTGAATAGTCTTTGGTCAAAATATACAAGTCCATGATGTTATTTGGACTTGGATCGATGCGACGGTTATTTGGGCTAACGTGCTGATATTGGAAGCTCAAACTTTGACGACCAGCATAAGCAATATAGCTGGTTAACGGATCGCTGATTACTGTTGGGTTTGTGCTAACTAGGCTATAAAATAGTCCAGGTCCAGCCGCATAGAATATTTGTCCCGGTACATATGAGTCGCCGTGCAGTTTAATATCAGCTAGTGTTAGATAATCAGTTACAACTTCACTGCGATCAACAGGTATGGTGTTTACAAACGCATTATTGTTTGCATCAACTTCTTGCTTAAAGAATACCAATTTGTTTGTGGCGTTTACTTCAGGATTTACAACGGTGTCAAACAGGTCTGGGTCATCAGGTACTCCGTCGTTGTTACTGTCAGGGAAAGTAACTAATACACGAGTAGGATCTCGATAGCCATCACTGGACACAATATTTTCATATATTTGCCATACAATATTTTGACCTATTGCATTTGAGCTATCTGGTGCTTGATTAATCTTTAGCACAGAAATTTGGTCACGAAGTGTTCTTGCTAATTTACTGTCGTATACTTTAATGTTTGTGTCGTAATAGAACGTTGTTTCGGCTACACTTTCAAATACATAACTTAGGCCGCGACTTGTTACTGTAAATTGGTTATTGTTATAAATGACTTTAATTAACCAGCTGGCATCTAATGCACGACCTGTGGCATCACCGGCATTTTCTAAACTAAATGTTGCAGAATTGCTGATGTTAGTTGATGTGATAATTCTAAATGTGGCCGTAACCAGATCGTATCTAATAGCAAAACTCTGATACGATCTAATTAACGAAGCCAATCGTGTTGGAGTAACTTCATCAGAGTACAAGCCCGACTTGGTATCTACTGCAAAATCTGTAGCCTGTGTGGGGATAACTTTGCTGGCAATAGCCCCGTCGGGGATATGTTGATTTAATGTTATTTGTCGTGTTGTGGTATTGACTGCCATCACTGCGGCATAGATATAATTTTTCTCGCCTTGGTACTGTGCAGTTCCTGCCTTGATTGTATTTTGTGCAGAAAAGAAATATCCGCTAGGTGCAACAAATTTAATCATTGCACCTAAATTAATCATATTTCTATGTGACGTTAACGAAGCCAAACCGGTACCAATCGACAACGCTGTACCTACAGAAGTGGTAGTTGCTGGAGTAGACGCTTCCAGTTGCCCTGTGCTGGCATTTGTGACATTAGTTCGGCTGTTCCAATAAATTGGGCCGCCGGCATCCGTAGTTAAATCATAGCGAGGAGTCGTATTATATCTAAAATGTGTGAACTTCTCTTGACTTAAAATTGGTCTGATGCTGTCATATATAATTTCATTGACATCGCCGATGGTTTCAAATGTGAAATTAAATGCATCATTTGAATTAGTATCTCGATATAGGTAACCGTCGTCACAGAAAATATTTGTGCTAGAATACTTGCCTGTTACATCCAAGACGTCTAGGAAGCGGCTTACACCACTGCTGGTACGATTTACTGCTTTAACCTTAACAACAGAATTAAACAAACTAAAAGGAAGAATGTTATAATCCTCACCGGTAATCATACGATTTTGTGTATAGTATTGCTGTGGGGCATTGGCACGTACATCTGCTAAACTTTCAGCGGCCGATGAGTTAGTTACTGTATATTGCAAACTAACTGTTAATGTCATGGTTTCAATGCGACCTGTGCGGCTAACGTAGGCAATAGGAATGTTTATTTTTGACAACTCGTTAGGTGTTATCTTATAATTCAATCCGTTACTCTGACGATAGTAGAATGTAAAGTTGCCTTGTGGTACATTAGCGAACACCCCATCACCAAATATTAAATCAACTTGGTCGTTGGCACGAGTATTGATTTGGTAAATGTAACGGTTGGCTGTTTGACTGTAAGCAACGTTTGTACCTGCTACAGCCGGAACTTGAGTCCAGAACTGATTAGCCACCCCTTGAGCGTTTGTACCATACAACCAAGTGTCTGAATTATTGATGTTACTGAAGTTGATGTTTACAGTACGATTTGGAATGTTTTCACTTAGGCTAAAATCAATTTTGTTCAAAGAACCTTGTTTAAAGAAAACAAAGAAACCTGTGTTGTTGCTGTTGTTACCTAGATTGTCGTTTTGGTAAAGAATATTAAAGATTGAGCGTGGAACCGGCGTTGGCTCGTAAATGTAATCTTTGTTTGTGGTTGTGGCACTGACTGCTTCAAACGCCATGGTGCGGTTTTCGATTGTGGCGTTGAAACTGTAAACAGGAGTTTGTCCTGGCACAATACTGATGCTGTAAGTATCAGTTTTAATATTATTAATTGTGGTGCTACTAGCGGGTTTTCCAATAACTTGACTGTTAACTAGCCCAGCATTTAGTATGGCGGTCATTTGCTCATACCAATTTTCGTTGGCGCTATCATTCCAATTAATAACTAAGTTGGTTAGGTCTGTGCCGTTGCTGTCAAATATTTGTTCAGTTGTACTAACGCTGTCAACTTTAAGAACACCCTGAGCGGCTACATTTCGTTTTGGGCTATAGCCCACTAAACGGCTTAATTTAAAAACGCTGTCTTGGCGCTGTGCTGTGTCAATAAAGTTTTCGCGAGCATTTAAGTCTGCGCGAAATGCTAGACTTTGCCCCATAAAAGCAATAAGGTCAATTAGGGCAATATATTCACTGCTGTCTGTAAAATCATTAAAATCTTCGGGGTAAGTAGTACGCAAGTAATCAATCATAGTCTTGCGTAGGGTTTCAAAATCGTAGCTGGTAAAGTCAGCCGATTGGAAAGTCTGATAGATCTTGGTCCAGTCTTGTTGGACTAAAAGATTAGTTTGACGAGTAGTTAAAGCCATAGATATACCTTGTTTTAGTATTTATTCATATACAAAAACGGCTTATATTAAGCGTAGGTAAGTTTTTGACTTTGGTTATTGAAATTCATCAGCAACACATCGCTTTGATTGTTGTTTATGTATGTCAAGTCTATGATCACTTGCAGGCCGTGTTCTAGCTCGTTTACGGTAACATTATTGACATTGACACGCGGATCGTAGTTAATAATTTGCGTAATATCTGTAACGATAGCTTCTTTAGTGTCATTGGTCAAGGGCTCAAACAACATACTCCAAATGATTGTGCCAAACGCAGGGTTCATTAGCTTTTCGCCTTTGCGTATGTTGAAATGGTTAATCAAGTCTTGTTTAATTAGAGCCGCATCGGTGGCTCTAAACTTTTTAGACTGCCCTTGTGTGCTGAATCCGCGATATATTGCCATATTAGTATTTACACTTTCTTAGATTGACTGTATCAGCGGATTCTTTAGCAATTCTGCCGCAGGCTTGTTGGGTTGTACATGTGGTGGATCGCCTTTAGGATCAAATCGCCATAATCCGTATTTGGCCAGTAATCCCATTTGTTCCAATTCGCCGGCTTGTGCTGGCGCAATATCCATAGCGCACCCGTGTCCGTGAATACCAACTTTAGGGACAGGTCTACTCAGTGATCCGTACGGTGGTACATTCACTGTGGGTCTATCTGGCATGTGGCCACCGGCTTTTACCCAAGCATCATAAATTGCCTGCTGTTCGCTTGCAGTACGCACAGTACTAGATACTGTGACTTTCTTGCCAGTTTTTTGTTTGTAGTCTTGTGCCATTTGCAATATTGTATCTTTGAATGTAGACAATGCAACATCAAAGTGAGCTCTGTCGCCCGAACGAGCTGTAAAGATTAGTACATCATCGGGCTTAATATTAACAGTAACTGGAGGTACAGTAGCCGCACCTGTCGGCGGGGTTGATGTGCTGGCTGTTGCAATCCTAACAGGAACACCTGTTGATGCTGGTTGTACTTGGCTTAGAATATCAATGGCGTAACGTCCACGATTATACACGTCGTGCGGAGTAGCTCCGGTTTTATCTTTACCTATATTCGCATGACGCCACTGTTTGGCATATGATACCATAGCATTAACATCACTACCAAACAGTTGTGTTTCATCTCTAAAGAAATAAGCGGCATAAACCATGCCACCAGCAACACAAATACTGTCGTCAAAGGTAATGCCGCGACTGTTAAACAATCTGCTCCAAGCATCTTTAATAAAACTTACCATGCAGAAATCTTGTGCTGTTTCTGTTTTTAAGAAGTCAGACAAGCTGTTGACTTCGTCTTTGCCAGTCCAAGCACCTTTTTGATTAATTGCATCTAGCTTGTATTTGTTTAGATAATCAGATTTGATATAGCCGTACTCTTTTAATAAAATGGCATTTATTGCATATTTGCCAACTCTATCTGCTGTTTTATAGCCTATGTCGCCGCCACTTTCTGCAAAGCCTATTTCAACAGCCAGTGCTTTTTGTTGTTTGGCAGTTAGACCGGGTATACTGTTTTTCTCGCCAGGAGTACCTTTACCTATTAAGTCACCTTGGACTTGCAGTTGGCTTGTTGCCATTTTTTCAATTGGTGCTTTTTTAGTGACTTCTTTACCAAGAGTGGATTGTAACCCCGAGTCGTCGTTCTCGTATCCGCTTTGTACAGGGTTGCCTGAACCGTCAGTGATAGTGGCTCCCGATCCCGACTTAATAGTATTATCATTTTTGCGTAGCCAAGCCCATTGTTCTTTAAGTTTTTTCTTGCAATCTACTGCTTTAGCGTGTGCTGTATTTGTGCCTTGTCCATCATATCTACCACGTCCAAGTGTAGGATCTTCAACCGATGCCCAACAGGCCGCTGTAGCAACCTGGGCTTGCAATAATGCGGCCTCATCATTTTGATCAGACCCATTTAAGTACTTGTCAATTGATGGTCTTGCTGATTTACACAAGAAGTTAACGAATAAGTAGTCTTGGAATTCTGCGGTAAATTTCTGTGAACCGGAGATATTTAATTTTTTCACTGCGGCAGTAAGTGTAATTGGAATAAGTTGGTATCTGCCAACAGCAAACAATCGTTTGTAAGGATCGGGTTCGTTGGATGCTTGCTTAGATAAGATCTGATCTATAGTCATGTTCACTAGATCTATTTTTTCACCGCCCACTGTGCCTGTTCCCTTAGGAGGACTAGAACCTCTATTAAACGCATTATAACCTGCACTACCCGACTCAAATCCAGCAATCCAGTCGCCGAACGGTCCGGCACCTGCGGGGCTAGTTGAATTAGGTTTATTAGCAGGTGGTGCCACATCTGTACATATACCAGCAGTTGGTGCAACTTGAACATCTAGTGTAGGAATAGTTGTACTGCCATCGCTACCTGGTATTGGCATTTGCACTATAGGAATAGGGTCTGTGTTTCTAGGCCAAGGTTCATGGTCTGGAGCAACCGTAACAATACTTTCTAAATGATCCGGTGTGTTGGCCGCATTGCTTTGATATAATTGTGTTGCTGTTTTTGTAGTCTTTGGCAGTTGATTTAGTTGTAGGAATCCGGGGTCGTTTACTTCAGCTACAGCACCATCGTTTAGTCTAATAAAATTGTTCCCAACTAATCGCAACTCGGTTTTGCTGGCTATCCCTAGGCCGCCTCTTGCTGTCATAGATAGAGAGCCAATTGAACCAATGTCGATTTTACCGCTAAAAGCTCGTAGACTATCAGCCGCACGTAGAGTCATTGTTGCGGATTCTAGTCCCAACTTAGATGTTGCTCTAATACGTACTTCGTCGCCTTGTATGTTAACATTTTGTTGGCTGTGTAGATTTAAATCACCGTCGGTGCGTACATTAAATCCCTTGTTAGCGTACATGTGAATTTGTCCGCTGTTTCCAAATTCCATCCATGCTGTACCGGTGTTATTGGCAATGTATAATACCTGTTCGCTGTCGTTCATTAAAATTTGGTGGCCACCGGCTGTACGCAGTCTTATCAATTGGTCTACGCCGGCATCATCACCGTCGTCCATTACAAATTGATGGCCACCGACACGATATTTAGGCGTTGTTCGATTTCCAGTCACCGGGGTTCTACCGGGTGTGCTAATACCAAACACAGAGCTAGGGGCATCTCGCATACTGCTACTGCTGACTGCACCACGCACTCTATCTGTGTCAAGTCCTTGATTGATTATAATTTCTGCTTGTGGTTCGTGTATTGGCAGTTTATTAGTTAAAAAAGTTGCCCCCATGTTGGCTTTAACGTTTTCGTTAAATTCAGCCGACGGCAGGAATGTGGGTTCAGCTCTATCTAGTGCGGCTTTTACTAAGTTGCTTGTTGCGCTGGCTTTATCAACGTTGTCGCTGTATCTACCTAACCCAGGCACCATGCCGTGACTCATGTTTGTTGATGTTACACAAGCAAACCAATAACCGCGGCCTGCTTCTCCGTTAACAAAACAACACAATACCGTATTACCAACGTCAGGGGGTACCATCCACATACCATATGTGCTTTCTGTGCCGGCCACTGTATTGTATTGTGCTTTTTCAGTCTGAGTAGTATGCCCATAATACGGACTGGCGTAGTTGACCCAGCGCCAATTGTTTGGGTCATTTTCGTTACCACCCATGTCGGCTATCCACACTCGTAGACGACCCAATCGCAGTGGATCTACATTTAACTTAACAATGCCAGAGTATATACCTTTATCAAACTTTATACCCGGTGCAGAGTCTTGGTTATAACTACTTGGTACTTTACGGCCTAATCTTAAATCCATTTAAATATCCTCATGCAAATAGCGTCGGTGGGGTAAACGTTTTATTTGTATCAACAAATTCGTCGTCATCATTGACAATGTCGGATTCTGGATCCGTTGACTCAGTGTCCTCAAAGTCATCAATGTCCACTTCATCGGCTTCCTCGTCGATTGTGTGCAGATCTTCGTATTCAGGATCTTCGTCGGGTTCATCTGTTTCTTCAGTCTCGTCCGGCTCTTCTTCCTCGTCATCATTGAGTGGTATTAACTCCTCGTCGTCTCCTTCTGCATCTACGTCTGTGGGATTGAAATCATCTTCCTCTGCATCGGTTCCGTCGGCTGGTTCTCTTGCGTCGGGGCTGGCATTGCTGTCCTTGGCCTTCATCGATTCATTATCTTTTCTATCCTTACCTTTATCAGCATCTTTGGTTGCGTTGTTTACTGCATCTGGCATACGTATTAAATCAACAACTTGCTCAAATTTTCCAGCTTGAAACACGTTATCTACAGTTAACATTCTGTATATGCCTGAAAACACACTATTGGCTTCGTACTTAGGATCAGTGGAGGGTGTTCCCTTGGTATCGTCCATATCTAGTATAGTGCGGAATTCTACTTTAGCCATTACTTCGCCATTGTCCATTGGTACGCTACCATTGTCTTTCATTATACCTAATGTGTTAATCTGTGTTTCGTATCCACCTTGACTGGGATTTGTATATATGTCATCCTGCTTGATTAATTCTGGGTCACCAACAATCTTTAACTTCAAGTTGAGCATGA